GGCTATGGGCGGAGCGTAATTCCAGAAATATTCCAGAACTAAAATAAGTCCGCAGATGCGCTCCAGTATTGGTTGAGCGCACTTGTAAAGCTTTTTCCCCAGATTTATTTTTGCACTTCGCGAATTATTTTCTTTTCATCTTTGCGCAGATGAAAGAAGGTCTGCACATCGAACGAGACGAACTCGCCGATACAAAGAGAAAACAGAAAATATGGAACCACTAACATTCTTGGCACTATTCGCCACCTGCACAATCTGTGCATTCATTGCCGGTTATTTGATCGGCAACATCAAAGCCACCTGCCAAGCGGAGCAAACCCGCCGCTGGTGGATGAACCGCCAGATCCGCAGGGAGCGCGGGGAGGAATGATGACCGCTGAGGAACGGCACGATGCCGAGTGCCAATTCACGCGAAACATCCTTTGTGGGATGATTCAGCAGACCGTTGCCGATCTTCAAAGCGAGAAGGTCTTTCTCAGCCGACAACTAAACGAGCATCAAGAACTCGATAGAGAATCGGCGATCCACTTCATAAAGTCAAAAGCCTTCCAAGGCATCTGCGACGTTCTCGCTCTCCCAGCAGACAAAATAAAAACAAGGGCATTAAAAAATGATACTCTCACTAGACCCAGGAACGACTCACAGCGCATTCGTACAATTCGACCAACAAAAGATTGTTGACCACGGCCATCTTCCGAATGCCGAGATACGCCAGATCCTTATCGGTCGCGAATACACTCGATGCGCCTGTGAGATGATCGCCAGCTACGGCATGGCCGTAGGGGCTTCGACATTCGAAACGTGCGTATGGATCGGACGATTTATCGAGGTGGCGAGAGTAGACGTGGAACTGATTTTTAGGAAAGATATCAAACTTTTTCTCTGCGGCACGATGCGAGCCAAGGATGCGAACATTCGCCAAGCCTTGATCGACAAAGTCGGGCCGCAGGGAACAAAGAAAACCCCAGGACCGACTTATGAAATTAAGTCGCACACTTGGGCGGCACTCGCTGTGGCCGTATACGCAGCGAACAACAAAAAGGAAAATAGAAAATGAAAATAACAAAAGGAAAGCAAACACGCGCCCAGCGCGTAGTCATCTACGGAGTCGAATCCGTAGGAAAATCAACATTCGCGGCCAAGTTCCCCAGGCCGCTATTTCTCGACATTGAGCAAGGCACAAGCCACCTAGATGTGGATCGTTGCGAGATCAACACTTGGAAACAACTCACGGACGCATTGGCAGAAGCCAAAGCTACGGACTACAAAACCATCGTCGTAGACTCGGCAGATTGGGCAGAACGTCTGTGCGTTGAAGACCTTCTTGCTACAAGCAAAAAGACTAGCATCGAAGATTTCGGCTTCGGCAAGGGCTGGGTGATGGTAGCGGAAAGAATGAGCCGGATGCTGTCCAGCATCGACCAGTTAATTGACGCCGGAAAGAACGTGGTGATGATCGCGCACAGCAAGATCGTGCGCTTTGAAGCACCGGATGCACTCGCCGCATACGACCGATACGAACTGAAACTAAGCAAGCAAAGCTCGCCGCTCTTGAAAGAGTTCGCGGATGAACTTTGGTTCTTGCGTTTTAAAACCAAGGTCTCGACAACGGACAGCGGCAAGGGAAAAGGCATCGGCGGCAAGGAGCGGATCCTGTTAACAACGCACAGCGCGGCATACGATGCTAAGACGCGAAGCGGCCTTGCGGAGGAACTACCGCTGGAGTGGGCATCGGTCGCGCATCTATTCGAGGCCGTTGCAACTAAACAGCCAGAGCATATCATTAACGCTAAGAATGTCATCGGCTGGCAAGCACGGCTCGCAGAGCACGAAGGCGCGGTCAATCAGTTTTTGATCGGGCGCGGAGTCTTGACGAGTGAACAGACGTGGCGCGACTGCGCGCCAGAGTATCTGGAGCGAGTTGCGCTTCGCGTCGACCAGTTCATTAATACGGCTATCGAATGGAGGAAGGCCAACTTGTGACAAATACTACCCATTATTTGTAACGGCACTTATACCTTAAGGAATTGAAATAAAATGATTAAAGAAATATCACCTAGCAGTCTTCCAAAACTCGCCGAATGCGCTCTATTTGAAGGCGCAAACGGCACGAGTTCCGCAGCGGAGCGCGGAACGGCAGTTGACGTTGCGATCCGCAACTTAATATTGGCGCAGGACAACGTAACATTCATTGGCGAAGACTCGTCAGCCATCGCCTACGGAGTTGATGAACTGACGCGCCTTGCAAAAGGATCGTTCGTCGAAACTCGCGAGGAGTATCTAGCAATGGCAGTCCCTGGACTCTCGAAACTTGGCACGGCAGACGCAGTCTGCAAGGCCGAGAAATGGGTCGCAGACATCAAGACGGGGCAGTTGCGGAATTACAGAGATCAACTTCAAGCCTACAGTCTGGCCTGCATGGAAGATAACTTTGAAATGTCTTGGACTGCTCATGTTATCTACGTCGATCAAAAGTTAATTCGCAGCTACGACTTCACCTACGAAGAAGCCAAGCAAGGCACGCAGCGCACAATCGACCGCGCAACAAGCGAGGACGCAAAGCCGACGCCTTGTGAGTATTGTAGCTGGTGTAAGCATTACAATAACTGCAACGCCATCGTTAGACAGGCTGAGAGTGCCATCGCGCTTATTCCAGACGTTACCGGCAACAGCATCGATGCGATCCGCCAGCGAATACTCGCAACAGCGGAGAGCATGGGAGCGTTTGCCAAGGAGTGGAAGCTCGCAGAAAAGGAGATCGCGGAGCCGGTGCTAGGTCATCTCAAGACGAGACTCGAAAACGGAGACGAAGTCCCCGGATGGAAACTTACAAGCATGAGCGGACGCAAGTTCGTGGAAGCTGATGCTATCGCAAAAGCCGCTGAAGGTATCACGAAAGAGACATTGATATTAGCTATGGGCGGTAAGATGTCAGAAAAGAGTTACATCGAACTCTGCGCCAATAACGGCGTAGAGCCAGATCAAACAGCAGTACAAACCGGAGCGCATTCGCTCCAACTCAGACAAACAAAAATAAAATAGAAAATACAAAATGCCAACATACAAAGCAAGCGAACCAAAGCAGGCCGCGATTTATTTCGTAGAGCCGGGAACATACGAAGTGGAAATCATTAAGGCCGTCGAGAAGACTTCACAGGCAGGAAACCCAACGATAAAGTTGGATGTTGTCGCCATCCTTGAAGGCGGCACGACAGGGCCGACGATGTGGGAGCACTTAACCTTTACCGCCAAGGCAGGGTGGAAAGTTGATCAAGTGCTATCCAGCATCGGTCGTGCAGTTATCCCAGGCGAAGACGTGAACGTGGAAGCGGAAGACCTGATCGGCGAAAAAGGCGTCTGCGTCATCGGAGTTGAAGCAGGTCAGACCAACCCAGAACACCAGTTCAACTGCGTTGAACGCTGGTTGTTCGGAGACGAGAAAGCCAAGTGGCTTGGCAACCGGCGCAAGCCAGCGGCCAAGACGGACAAGCACATTGTCGCCAAAAGCAACGGCTATATTGCTCAACCCAAAGACGAAACCGACGATATTCCGTTTTAATAGATGAACGGAACTCTCTCGCTCCGGTTGGTTATTTGTATGAATGACTGCCCGATTGGCCTGCGTCTCGAAAGGGGCGACCCGTTACCAGTTTACCAGCATACATACAGCGACTCACCGGAGGGGAGAGCACTCGCAGAACAACACCTAGAAAGAATATCAGACTATGTTCGACGGCATCACAAAATTAGCAAACCTAGCAAGACTAGTTAAACAAAATATGGTTGATCTTGAATTGCTTGTAGAGTTATTAAACAAACGGATCGAATACTTAAATAACGAAAACGATGAACTGCGAAAAGACAACCAACGACTGCGACAATTCCTCTCAGGCCAAGATGAATAATTGGCGCGGCTATCCGCTCAGATGTTGGCCCAACCACCAAGACGACTGCGAGCGGTGGGACTACGAAATCCTTATCAACGGCACTTGGCTTGAGGTTGTAACGCAGGCCACGCGGTGGATCGAGGAGGAGGCAGACGAGGTCTTGCAGCGTTATTTGACAAGGCTGAAATCTTAGACTAAATTCAGAGTGGCTGTGAGAAGCCTTCCAATACAGCAAATGAAACAAACTTTTTCCCGCAATACTTCCATCCGGCTCGCTGTTGGCCTATTCTCACATGGTTGTATTGCGGGATTTCTTTTCGCAATAAATAAAATATGAAAAAACACATAGCAGTCGGAAAATCAAGCCGCACGCCTTACAAACATTGGCTCTACAAGTCAATGCTTGGAAAGATGATTGGCGCGGCAAGCACAGGGAAATCACCCTGCAACGGCACAATAAAGGTCTTGGATATGTGCGCTGGTGATGGCGTTGAAACTAACGGAGATCCGCTCAGTTCGTCTCCAGCAATCGCTTGCCACCATATAAATTCAGTTTTCCACAATTCGCATAGGGTCACAAGAAGCGCATACCTTTACGAGAAAGAGTATTTAACATTTGAAAAGCTAACACTTCGTTTCGGAGGAAAAGACAATATGACGTTGGTCAATGGTGATAGCCGAGGAGTCACAACCAAAACAATCGGCGCAAAGCCTGGAGATGGCGTCTTCATATACGCTGACCCAAACAGCATAACAACGCTTCCGGTGACGGATGAATTGGTCGATTCATTTACCGACACAACGCTATTTTTGATGACGCTCGGTTGTAATGTCGGAGGAGCTAAGCGACTCGGAATTGATGACCGAAGAGGTTGGATGGATGTTGTGAATATGACATTGGATAGCATGAAGCCTTGGCATGATATTCATCTGCTATCACTCAACCGCGATGATTCCCAATGGGCATACCTAGCGGCGTGGCCTCGCGTATGGTCTGATGACTTTTTAGACGCAAGCATAAGGAAGGGGAATCAGCTATGGCAGCCTAACGGAGTGAGCGCATTTTCAATACGCAAACAGGAACGCCAATTCAGATCAAAGCTTGAAGAGCTATTCTACACACAGAAAGAACTTAGCGAAAGAAATCAGCAATTACTTTTATCATGAAAACCATACCAAAAATCCAAGACATCCTTCAAGACTTCCCAGAGTTCAATGGGATACATCCGCTGGCTGATGTATTCCCCATGAAGCCAGACGATGAGTTCTGGGAGCTTGTGGAGCACATCCGGGAGAACGGAGTCGCCAGCGAGTTGATGCGCGAGAGGGGAACGAACCTGCTTATCGATGGACGCAATCGACTTCTTGCTATTTCAATCACGCAATCGCTTTTTGAGGTTGTGGATATCGAGCCGGAATATGTCTTGGCTCATGTCACGGCAAGCAATCTACACGCGAAGAAGTTCAGCACAGACCAGAAGGCGATGATTGCCGCGAGGCTCCGGCCTTACTACGAGGTGCAGGCAAAGGAAAGGCAGAGGGAAAGTGGCGGCGATGTTCGCAATAAAACGGTTGTGGAAAAAATTCCACAACCGAAGGCCCGCGACGAAGCAGGGAAGGCCGCTGGCGTGAATAGTAAGTATGTCGATATGGCAACGCAGGTTGCAAGTGTAGATGCAAAGTTAGGCGAGCAAGTGATGGCTGGGAAGGTCAAGCTCAAGGATGCCCATGCCAGAATCAAGCCGATATGGGACGCTGCGAAGGCAGAGGCAAAAGCAAATAAGCCAGCACCGGAGGTTGTCGAGATGGCGCAGATCGTGACCGTGGATGGCCGTATCACCGAGATCAAGAAGCCGCATCATCCTTCATTTAACCGGACTAACGGCAGCGTGTCTTGGGCAAAGTGGACTTGGAATCCTGTCACAGGATGTGAGCATGGATGCAAGTTCTGCTACGCAAGAGAGATTGCGAACTCCCAACGCATGGCTGATGTCTATCCGTTTAAATTCGCGCCAGCATTCCACGAATACAGGCTGGAAGCTCCGAAGAATACTCCCTGCAAGCAATCGGACGATCCAACCGAAGGCCGTGTATTCGTTTGCTCGATGGCAGACCTATTCGGCAAGTGGGTTCCGGATAAATGGATCACGGACGTGTTCAATGCCTGCGCGGAGACACCTTGCTGGGAATACCTTTTTCTTACGAAGTGGCCGAAAAGATATTCGATGCTGGCAACATTGCCTAAGGCATGGTTCGGCGCATCCATCATCAAGCAGGGTGATGTTGATCGAGTCACAAAGGACATGACCGCCTTCGATGTCCATTCTGGCATCACTCGATGGGTGAGCTTGGAACCAATGCTTGAGCCGATCACCTTTGGCGACCTGTCTTGGTGCGACTTGATGGTGATCGGATCACAGACCTCGACAACGCAGCCGGAGGGCTACGTTCCAGCATTCGCGCCCAAGTTTGAATGGGTCGCTGATGTTGTACAACAATGCAGGGAGCAGGGAATACCTTACTACCTCAAGCCAAATCTAGTCACCGAGCCGGGAATGCAGATGCCACAGATGGAACCGAGGAAGAGATCATGAGTTATTCAAATTATAGCCAATACCTATGCCATCCTATTTTTCTCAAGACCGTTCAAATTGCTAAGGATAGGGCAGGCGTCAAGTGTGAGAAGTGCAGCACGGAAACGAAAACGGAACCTCATCACATCCGATATTGCAAGTGGGGGCAGTTCGACCCACCGGAAAACATACTGATGCTGTGTCGAGATTGCCACAGCAAGGAGCATACTTGCGGTAGGTGCGGCAAGGTGACGCTTAAGGCTTTTCACATTAAAAACAGCATCAAAAACTGCTGCTATTCCCATGATCCTCTCACCTGACTTCTGCGATCATTACAAGACAAAAATCCTGCTACGCCTAGCAGGCCACGCAGGCGTATTCTCGCTATTGAAGCTCTGGTCGCAATGCCAGTTCAGAAAGTGCGAACGGATCGAAAAGACGGCTGACATCATCGCGGCGATAGCAGACTGGGAAGGCGATCCAATGCAACTCGAAATGGCACTCGTGGAAAGTGGCTACGCAAGGCGCGAAGGAGACGCGCTTGTCCTGCACCAATGGCAGGATCAAAATAAGAAATTGTTCGCGAATTATCGCAACGGAAAAAAGGGAGGCCGTCCGAAAAGTGAAGCTCCGAAGCCTATAAAAAAGCCTGCGGGAATGCGTCTGTAAATAACCCAAATGAAACCCAACGATAACCCAACTGTAACCCAACACAAACCATGTCAGTCCTAGATAGATAGAATATCTATCTCTTATCAGAGATAGATAGGCTTCGCCTCTCTCGCTTAAGGCGAGAGGCGAGCCATCCGGAGTCATCCAGAAAGCAAAGTATGCCAATTTTAAAACGAGAAGAAACAGCAAGCACAAGATCGG